TATATTTATGGCACTTATGTTTATGGATGATAGATTAGTAGAAGAAAGATTTACTGCTGATAAAGATGAGACTATGTAATTAGAGTTTGCATAAGTTCCACCACCGGCTGATACAAAGTTAGCTGAAAGATTTGGGGCAACATGGCCTGTGACCCAGCTTGATAGTGGATCTCCTTGCCAAACTCCTGAAGTGTTATTCCAGGTAAGTGGGCTGCCGTCTTCTAATGAAAAAGAAGCATCACTTGAAACGGTTGTAGATCTTTGTACATTATTCAGGTCACCTAACTGTAGGCTATCAGAGTTAATCGATATGATAAAGTGAGGTTGTGCAGATTTCCATTCTGAACCATTCCAATATAATACATCGCCGTCACCTGGGTTTGGAACATTAACATCAGCTAAATTATCTAAAGTAGTACCTGTGGTAAAAAAAGTACCAGTAGCCACAGAATTTAGAGGACCTCCTCCGTTCCCAACTAAGAAGTGGTTTGCTGTAAATGAAGTTTGTCCAGTTCCACCGCTAGTAACTGACAATGGAGTGTCTTCTATTGCTATAGATCCAAGTTCCAGTTTAGTTCTCGCGTCTGCTGCGGTTGTTGATTCTAAAACTTGTAAAGCATAGTCAGTTATTGTGGCAGTTGCAGCAATATTTGTGCCCGTAAAAACTATTACAGTGTTTGGGGCTACTGGCTCTAAAGCACTTATAGATGCTAATAATGGTCCAATGGTAGATCCACCGACAAGGTTATCTGCACTTATGTCGCCATTAATTGTGACATCGCCAGAAATAACTAAGGAGCTAGCGGCTGGTTGTATGCTACTTACATTCAGAGTTTTTAACTCAACTAAACTTTTAGGCCCCCCTTCTGCATCATAGCCAGCACCGAGGGGCCTATTGTTGACTGTATAATGCATAATTACTTCTTACCAAATCTATTCTTTGTATTTTCTTCTTCTTCGTCTTCCTCACCCTCTTCTTCAAAGGGCTCTTCGCCTTCTTCGTCCTCAGGCATTTCTTCTTCGCCACCCTCTTCATCTTCTTCTCCCTCAGACTCCTCGCTCTCTGAATTCTCTGTTCCCATTTCACTCTTTATTGAGCTTAAAAGATCCTCTATCCTTAATACAATATCATTTATTTCATCAGAAGTAGTGTCGGCAGAGGTCTCTTCTGGAGGCATTTCTACTTCCATACCATCTTCTGGCACTTCGCCCTCAATTCCATCCTCTGACTTATCTTCTTCTGGCATTTCTTCTTCTGGCATTTCTTCTTTAGCACCTACTTCTTCAGCAGCTTCTTCAGCAGGAGAAGTTGGCTCAAGACCTTCCGCTTCGCCGTCCATTTCCCCACCCTTACCAGCGTCAGAAACTATGGCTGGTGTTATATTAGCTGGGACTGGGCCTGGAGGAGTGGCTTCCTGCCCTTGCATTCCGCCCTGCCCCAGAACAGGCTTTAGCATCTTAAGGATAGTTCCAATTTTTCCTAAATCATCAGCTACCTGAGCAAAGTCTAGGTACTGTAGGAGGCTAGTCTCATTTAATTGCTTTTTGAAACCAGCTTCAGTAAAGATTTCATTTATAAAGTCAACTAAATCAATTGACTCTGACCCATTCTTTATCTTTAAAGATTCAGCTAGCTCCGATAGAGTTTGCTTTACTACTGAATTCTTGGGAGCTAGTTTGGCTAGGCTGCTAAGGATAACCATCTCAGTCTTTAATAGATTTGAGAATGTTGGAATCTCATTTAGGTTGTTTACATTTATTCCATACTTCTCGTTTAAAAGATCTATTACATAACTTTTTACTGGCTTCTTCATCTCAAATATAGTTGAGACAAAGTTTGATATATCCTTGTTTGATACCTTTACATCTGATAAGCCAAGTGAACTTTCAATTATGTTTGATATCTGCTTCTTTGTGGCTAAAGCAAAATATGGAATCTTTGTGATTACTTCGGCAACCTTTTCTTCTATTCTTGATCTCTTTTCAAAAATCATTGAAGCTAAGTCAGAAATTAGCTCATTATTAGCCCAGGTCGTATCAAAGTTTTCTTTGGCCTCTAATAATTCCTTGGCAACCAGTTCTTGTCTGCAAAGGTGATCATATATTGAAGTATGATCTAAATACTTTACTGAGAAAGTCTTTTCAGTAGCTAGTTGTTCAAGAGTTAATTTTGGAATATTGAATGACTTAGATACCACTGAGGCTAGCTTAAGACCATTTCTTATCTCTGGGATGTTTAGTATTTCCTTGTTCTCTTTTAGGAAATTAACTATCTTATCCTTTATCTCTGAAGCCTTTTTAAACTCAGGGCTTGATACTATCTTTGTCTGTTCTCCAAATCTTTCTACTTTTGATCTAAGTCTTTCTTTGATTCTTTCAAAAGATAACTTAGTTTCAAATAAATTGAGTATTTCATCGAACTCACTCTCAGCATCGTGATAATCACTTTCTAAAAGATTGCAAAGAAGAGTTGATACCTTTTTATTAGTAACCTTATCAAAAGATTCTCTATCTTCTAATATTGAGCTATCCTGAACTTCTATGTTTAACAAACTTAAAGTTGGCTTAAACTTATAATTAGCAGAAATAACCCCACCAGACTCAGTAACATAGGTTACTTTGCCTGAATCAACATAAAATAGCTCAACATTTTCTCTTAATGATCTGGCTAAATAATCGCCAATCTTAACGAGATTTGAGAACTCTTTACCACGACTTTCAATTAAGTTTGTTAACATATTAACTCTTGGATATCAAAATTATTTAGACTATCATTCGCTCTTCTTTTTATTAAAATACTTTTGATTATATTTTAGTTCCTTAATAACTGCTAATAAATCACTAGAACCGTTGTTTTCTAACAATAAAGTTTCAAGTTCAGTTAAATTAACACTTTCTACTTGAGTTGGAGGCGTATTTTCAGCAGGCTCCCCACCTACAGGGGGAGGTGGAGAAGCTGCCCCGGCTGGACCTGGGGGAGCCCCTGGGGGTGCTCCCATAGCCCCTCCCATCATCATTTGAGCCTGAGCCTGGGCACCTTGTTGCTTTAATTGTTGGTCCATGGCTTCTTTACTTTCCTTTTTTAATTTTTCTTTTATTTCTTCAATTTGATTATCATTTAATTGATAATAATCTTTGTATATCTTTTCCATTGGAAATATACCAAGACTCTTTACAGAATTGACAACTAAAGCTTTTTGCTGATCTAAATCTAATTGTCTCTTTCTAGACATATCAGATGGGGCTGGCAACTTTATCTTAAGTTTCTTAATTGTGCTTAATGGATAGCCCTTGATCATTAAATGTCTTTGAGCAATAGTTTCAAGACCAATCTCTACAGACTTTTGAATTCTTGTAATTACTCTGGCAAACTTAACATCGAGTTGAGCAAGGTTAGCCTTTCTATCTGGGGCTTGATCCTTCTCAACAATATAGTCCTTTGGAATCTTTAGAGCCGCAAGTAGTTTATCTCTAAAGTATTTAACGTCATCCACCTCGCCAAGATTCTCAGCACCCCGAAGAGTTTCAATCTTGGTTCCTGAGCCCTTACCATTTACTGCAATAAAAAAGTCTTCATCAGCAGAAAGAGCATTGTAGCTTTCTTCTATGTTTCCGCTTTGTCTATTGAAGAACTTGCTCTTCTTAAACTTATCCATCTGCTGCTTGATATGCATCTCAGCCTTCGACGCTGGTAGCGCACCAGTGTCTAGGTAGAATATTCTTCTCTCAGGAGCACGGGAAAGACGATAGATTAACATAGCGTCTTCCATCATCTTCAAACTCTTATAAATAGATCTAGCATTAGAAGCTATAGACTTTCCATATGGATAGTGTGATGGATCTGATGTATGAAGTCTAAAGTGAACTATTTGACCTGGGTCTAAAGGAATAACTTGATTATTTTCTAACTCAGGACCGATATTTCCGTAGGTAGTCCAATCCTTTTTCCTAGGTATTTCCTGTAAGAAATGAGTAAGGTATCCGAATTCATCTTCAACTCTAAGCAAATAATTTGGATTTAATATTTTTAATCTTTGAATACCTTTTTTTATTTCATCTATATCAACAACTAATTCTATAAAACTATCACCATATTTAACAGTATTTCTAACTATGTCCCATAAAAATCTATCAAGTTCTATTCTATCAAATAGATCTAATATTTCTTTCTTGGCTAATTGGTCTTCTGATATAACATTCCATTTTGTACCATCCAGATTCTCTTGTGAGCAATCGTCAGCGTAGATATCAAAAGCTGATCCGATCTCTGGGTATCCGTCCATATCCTCATACTCTTTATATCTTTTTTTTCTATCGTACTCTACTTGAGGAAGAATTGGATAATTAGTTTTATTATGGGTTAGAGTTGAGAACTTTATTACATCTCTAGACTGGATTGTATCTCCGTGTAATGGCTGGGCCGGATGGACTTGCTTTGACTTTATTGGATCCTTTATTTGTTCACCTTCTTCAGCCTCTAATCCTCTATAAGAACCTCTAGAGAAGAATTTAGCAAAAAATTTACCTACCCTTCCAAAAGGGTGAAACCAAGGGTTAGTGGTATCAGCGAACTCTGTAAAACCTTCTCTTATTTGCCTATTAGCCATTTATAATCTTCCAGGGTTGTATTACCAGTAGCAGTAACTACTTTATATTTATATAACTGAGCAGGGGTCATGTGGATATTCCTATTATCAATTAAAGTATCTCTTTCAATTAAGTTATTCTCTCTTAATTGATTAAAAGTATGAATTGCCATAGCAAAGGCCATAATTAAGTCATCGTGGCAGTTAGTATCAGCTTTAACTTTATTGGTATCTTTATCTATTACGAAAGTTAATAGCTCATCAACTAACCTTTCTGAATTAATTTTAACTCTATTATCTCTAATATTATGCTCCATGTCAGCTAGAAGAACTTCTCTGTTCTTTTGAGTTATTTGGATTCCTATCTCTCGGCTATCGTCCATTACTAAGTTTTCGTATTCTAAAGTCTCTTTTAGAAAGTAAATTAAGTTATTTCCGATACCATTACGCTCGCTTAAAACATAAGCCGTATTATAAAGTCTTCCTTCATCCACAATAATTTTAGCAAATTCATTGATTGGAGTACGATTAGAGTAGAATTCAGCTACCTGTTCGCCATTATACAAATCAATTATATGGAAAGCTGAATAGTCTCTTTCCCGGCCTATCGACGGATCACAAGCAACAACATACTCATGGTAAGGTTGAGGATCTTTCCATACTCTCATACGGTTGTTATATTTAATCCTATATTCACGATTAACATTATCTTTTAGCTGTCTTAATATATCACCGTCAATGTAAGTCTCACCAGTTCCTAGGAAGTTAGCCTCATATTCCTGTAACCATTCCTTTAAGCTTAGATTGGCCCTAGTATTCTTTTCCCAATCATCAATATTGACTGGAGGCTCGTATTTTGCCATCAATTCATATAAATGCTCATACCCTTTTTGCCTAAAGTATTCTGGATGTTCCTTCCAAGTAATGTCAATAGAATTGAAATTGTTTTCTCCCTTGACTGCTTGAGTATACATCTTGTGAAACCAATTTCCAATACCATTTACTGTTGAGAGAGCAATTACGGATCCACCAGTAGAAATGATTGGATAAGCAGCAGCCCAAATCGTATCAATATGTTCAATGAATGCAGCTTCGTCCAAAATT